CTCCGCCATCACCACCACCCACCCCACCCACCCTGCCTCTATGAGATTGTTATTATGTTGTTATTGTTATTATGCGATTATTGAGTTTTGTTGTTTTTTGTGTTGTAGGACTTCACTCACAAATTTTAAATAATCGAAACATTTATATATACTTATATACTTACTTACTTATATAATATAATATAATATAATATAATATAATATGAAAGCTAACAAAACAATCTGCCTCGACGTGAAAGTAATTGAGAAGCTCAGAGATAGTAACGCTTCCGAATTAATTAATAATTTATTAATCGACTACTTCAAAGAAGACAAGCTAGAAATTATAAAAGAAGAAATTGAAAACGTTGGAGATAAGATTAAAGTCTTACAAGAGAAAGAGAATAAGATTAAAGAAGAAAATTCTAAAATTAAAAAAATGGAAAATATTATTTTAGATGATAGATTGAAAAACTGGTTTATTAAGAAAACAGAGCGACCATCTATTATCGAAGTAGATACTTTCCTAAGCACTTATCAAATTGAGCGAACAATGACAATTCAAAATTTCTTAGAGAAATGGGACGAATTGCATGAGTTGGACTGAAGAAGAATGGATAGAAATACGCGAATGGAGAGCAATGGAAGAAATACTCCCAAGCAATACATGGCACACCGTAGAAGACTACGAGGAGATATTTGAAAATTATAAACGAAGAAGCTAAGAAATACTGGCAAAGTGTAGAATTATATATTAAAGAGATTGATAGAATGACAAAAGCATTAAATAAACATAGGGAGAAAATGAATGAAACTGGACGACTGGCAGAAGAAAGTATTAGCGACTAAGGGAAATATGTGTATATGCTCGGGGCGTCAAGTAGGTAAATCCACAGTAATTTCTCAAGACGCGGGCGAATATGCAGTTAAAAACCCAAAAAAGACTATAATGATAATTGCTAGCGTAGAAAGACAGGCGTTACTACTTTTCGAGAAAGTATTATCTTACATTTACGAGAATTACAAAGGCTATATTATGAAAAAGGCTAATAAACCTACAAAGCACACGCTAAAACTCAGTAACGGCTCTGTAATACACTGTCTGCCCACAGGAGACTCGGGCTATGGTATTAGAGGTTATACAATCGACAGACTTTATGCAGATGAAGCTCACTTTATTAAAGAAGAAGTTTGGGCAGCTGTAACTCCAATGCTTGCGACTACTGGCGGAGATATAGTTTTACTAAGCACGCCTTTCGGAACTACAGGCTACTTCAAGAGATGCTATGATGATAAGAATTTTACTAGCTTTCACATATCAACTGAGGAAGTAGCGAAATCTAGACAAGAACCCCAGAGAACTTCAATGATAACACACTTAGAAGCTGAGAAAGAGAGAATGACTCGCTTACAATACCAACAAGAATATCTAGGCGAGTTCGTTGGGGGAATACAAAGATTTTTCCCAGATAGCTTAATAGATGCAATTTGCACACTTACCACACGCCCTAGAAATAAATTTACTTCTAGCAATGTAGATGGAATATTTCTTGGAATTGATATTGCTAGATTTGGGGGAGATGAAACTGTTTTAACTTCTTTAGAGAGAATTAGAAAAACTAGATTAAAAATGTTTGACATGGAAATCCCAGACGCACAAACATTAACCGACACAGTCAGGTTAATTTTGCACAAAGACAAAGTAATTAATCACAAGAAGATTTACATTGATGATGGGGGTTTAGGGGCTGGAGTATTCGACACTTTGATGGAAGACCCTCAGACTAAGCGTAAAACTGTAGCAATTAACAACGCTAGACGTAATATTGACAAAGAGAAAGGCGCAAAGAGTGATAGAAAGAAACCGCTACTTAAAGAGTTATTATATCAAAATCTCAAGAATTTAATGGAAAAGGGAAATATCGAGTTATTTGACGACCCACGAGTTAGACACTCACTACGTAGCATTCAATACGATAACAGCGAGGGGGTGTTAAAGATTTACGGTAATTATTCACATATTGTAGAAGCATTGATTAGAGCGGCGTGGTGTGTGAAAGACAAAACTTTAAATATTTACGTTTATTAGATAAACCATGGCATATATAATGACAACAGAAGCAGAGATAGAACAAAAAAGTGGCGCAGGAGTAAATGCAGCTTTTGACACAACTGCAATGACTGCTTCAAATCTAAGAGCTGAAAGTGTAATTAATGCAGCTAGTCGTTATAATTGGAGCGATGCATACGCTGGACTCAACGCTGATGTTAAAGGAATACTGTCTGACTTTTGTAGTTCTTTCGTAGCAATAGAAGCAATCTCTTACGACATGAGCGGTTACACTTCAAGAGTAGAAGCTGAAGACATGGTAAATATTCTAAGAGATGGACTATTAAGAAATATGCAAATAATCAAAGAAATTAAATCACAGACTTTTATAATTGGAGCTTAAATGGCACACGACTTTAAACGCTTTCCAGAACTGACAAACTCACAAATGCAATTATATTATATGGATAGCCCGCATAGACAAATACAAGAGGGCTTTCTTGCTAAAGTAATGAGCGTTCACGACGGAGATACTATTAGAGTAAAATGGGACGAAAGAGATTTCGACTTTCCAATTAGATTTTCTAATATAGCAGCTCCAGAATTAAATGAGCAAGGGGGAATAAAAAGTCAAAAATGGTTAGAGAAACAAATACTAGGAGAAGAAATTTATGTAAAAGTAAATCCACACAATCGAGTAGAAAAGTGGGGAAGACTTCTAGGAGAAATAATACATCAAGGAATAAATATAAACCAATCATCTATGGATTTGGGATATTCTGTGGAATTTGCATAATGGTTTTATCATTCGCAGGAGTTTCATCATTATTTTCAACTTCGGAAGCAGTAGGAGATGGAATGCAAGGAAACAGACAATTTAAAATTAATAGTGAAGAAGATTTTAGAGGTAATTTAGCAAGCGGAACTAATACAGATGTAGATATATTTACAACAGCAACAAAATTAAAAGAAAGCACTCTTAATTTAGAACCAGGAACATATCTTATTACAGGCGGATTAAGAACAGACATATTTGATGTTGCAGGGGGCGGCTGGGCTGGTTGTAAAATTTGGCTACAACACGGAACTACAGAAATAATAGGCTCAAAAAGAGAACAATTCTTAGAAGTCCCAGCATCTTCAGAAAAACTAGCAAGTTTACAAACAGCAGCAATTTACTCTTTCGATGGAACAGAACAAATTTCACTTTATGCTCAAATGACTGGAACAGCAGACCAAAGTTTCGGACACGATAACAATTTAATTTGGGTTAAAATAAGTAACGATTATTAAAATGGCAGACACAAGAATAGACTCAACAAGTGCAAGCGATTTAAGTAACGCTGTAAACGATTACTCAGTAGATACTCAAATAACAGATGCAGCTTTCGAACAAAAAGAAACGACATGGATTAATGCTAAAGCAGCACAATATCTAGGTTACTATAAAGAAATACCAGAAGCTAGAAGTGTAATAGACGCTAAAGCAACTTGGACTGTAGGTAAAGGCTTTAAGGCAGATGAGCAGACTACTATGCTACTTGATACAATTAAGGGAATGGGTAAAGACACTTTCAATACTATACTAGAAAACCTCGCGAGAGATAAAGAGATTTACGGCGACGCTTTCGCAGAAATCATCAGAGATGATGAGGAGAATTTAATTAATGTAAAAGTGCTAGACCCTAGTGTAATTAGAATTGTAGTAGATAGACAAGGTATGATTAAACGTTATGAGCAAACTTCTAAATCTCAAGGTAACCCTAAGAAATTCCAGCCAGAAGATATTTTACATATTATGCGTAATAGAGTAGCAGATGAAATTCACGGTGTAAGTTTATTAGAAAGTCTTGAGTGGATAATTAAAGCTAAGAATGAAGTTCAAAGTATTTTCAAAACTGTTATGCAAAGACACATTAAACCAGTAATGATATTTCACTTAGATACAGATAACGTAACTGAGATAGCTAGCTTCAAAACTAAGATGGATAAAGCCTACGCAGATGGGGAGAATATGTATATTCCTAAAGACGTTGTAGTGCCAGAAGTTTTAGCAGTAGCGCCTAATGCAACTCTTAACCCAATGTCATGGCTTGAGTATTTAAATAATCAATTCTATCAAAGTGCAGGAATACCTCAAATTATCTTAGGGGGCAGTGGAGAGTTCACAGAAGCCAGCGCTAAGATTGCTTACTTAGCTTTCCAGCAGAACATAGAAGAAGAACAATTATTAATAGAAGAAAATATATTAAGTCAAGTAAATATAGTTATCGAGTTAGAATTTCCAGCGACTATCGAGAATGAATTAATTAGCGATAAATCTAAAGACGGCGCTGAGAACTTTCAAGCTAATGACACAACAGCAGGGAGCGGACAATAATGAAAACAATAAAAACAAAAGTAGATTATAAAGTTAGTATAGCAGCTATAGTTTGTTTAACAACTATGGAAATCTGTGCTATGATGAATGGTATTAATGGAACTATGAGAACAATCATATTTTCAATGATAGCTTTAATAGTCGGTATTCAACTACCTCAATTTAAATCAAAGATATAATAAATGGCAAGAAAGAAACTAAAATTAATAGGTAAAACTACAAGCAGGAAAGCTACAGCAGCAGAAATGACAAGACATAGAGCTACAGTTGCAGAAAGTAAAAGAACTGGAGAAATTGGAAATAAGAAAAAGAAGAAGAAAACTGGACTTAGTGCTTTAGTAGAAAAAGATACTTTCGCAGGAAAAGCTGCAAGAGTTATAACTTCTCCAAAAACAACTATAGCACTAGGAGCAACTTTAGCAACTCTTGGTTTAGGCAGTGCAGCTTTAGCAGGGGGAACAGCTGCAAGAACTGCAGGAGCAGGAAGTATTACTAGAACTGGAATCCTTACTAAAGATATTATCCAAAAAGCTGGAAAAAAATTAATAACAACTCCAATTTCAAGAGAGGGAAAAAGACATACAGCATTCGGAATGACAAAATTTAAAGAAATAGGAAAACAAACATTAACAAGATTTACTCCAGAAAAAATAATAAGAAAAGCTGGAGAGTCAATAACTATCCAAAGAGCCATAGTAGGTAAACCAGCAAATACTGGAGTTACTAAATTATTCTCAGCAGCTAGTAGATTTGCTACTAACAAGAAATCAGCAGGATTAACAAGTTCAATGTTAAGAAAAGCAGGAATGACTATTGGGGGATTAGCAGTTGCAGGAACTCTAATAGGAACATACCCTTTTGCAGAATTTGAATTAGCAGAAGCCACAGATAAAATCGGTATAGCTATATTTAGAGCAAGTTCGGCTGGAGATGAAGAAGAAGTAGTTAGATTAGTTCAACAAATGGACGAAATGCTAGACGAAAATGTCTGGGAACAAGTTGTAAATAAAATCCCATTCGCTAATGTTATGCAATCTGTAAGAAAGAATATTGCAGCAGCTCAAGTAAGTGCAGAAAGTATTAGAAATACTGTAGGTAAAGAAATAACTGAAACTAAAGACTTTGCAACATCACAAGCAGAAGCAAGACAAACTAAGTTAGAAGAAAGAGACAGAGACGCACAATATTTTACATTAATTCGTGAGGGTAAATTCGAAGAAGCTCAAGAATTACTAGACACGGAATTGAAAGGGGGTAACTAAAAATGACTGATGAAGAAATTGAACAAACAGAAGAAATTACAACTGAGAATAATGATGACGGGATTCAGCAAGAAACAACTTCGGAACTTGACAGAGCAGACCAAATTGCAGAAAGGCAGAAGAGAGAGAACGACAGAAGAGAAGAATTATTAACTCGTGAAGAAGCTCTTGCAGCGAGACGAGCAGTTGGGGGAGTAAGTGAAGCAGGAGAAAAACCTACAAAGACTGAAGAAACTCCTAAAGAGTATGCTGATAAAGTCATGGCTAATAGTTTATAATGGAACAAAGACCAAAAATTCCAAAAGATTTAGGTATTAAAATTGGAACTAAAGATGAGGCTTTATGGACGGCAGTTTTAAAAAACGCAGATGCAGCAATTGAAGATTCTAAAAATGCAATAACTGTTCAAAGTGAAGTTAAAAAACTCGCAGAAAAGAAAATCGCTGAAGAAAAGAAGAAGAATTAAATCATCTCAGTAAAATCATGCAGGGCGATACATTTATATAGTTTATTATTATTATTTTAAGCATGACTGTTCACACATTAATGATTGAAACCGCAATACCGATTTCTATGACTTGCGCAGATGGCGTAGGAATACCTAAAGGAACTCTAGTTGTCCTCGGAGACCCAATGACTGTTACTGCTTCTGCAGGAGATGTAGACTTAATTGCTGGAGTTACTGCTGCTGAGAAAATAGCAAGCGACGGTAATACTAAAGTGCCTGTTTATAGAGAGGGAGTCTTTAAAGCAACTGCTGGGGGCACTGTTACAGTAGGATTATCATTACATTCATATAGTTCAAGTGGAGATGCAAACGATTTAATCAATGCAACAGCTTCAACTTTAGCGAGTGAGGCTTGCGGTATTGCTTTAGAAAGTGCATCTGATGGAGAAACTTTCTTATATGAATTGTGCCCTGGGAAAGCAACAATGAACACACTAGCATAATGGCAAATACAAGTGGAGAAGCTGAAA